TTTTGGATGTCGGTGGTAACCTGAGCCGCAGTTACCCCCGCACGGCGCAGAGAGTGCTGGATAAGGTTATCTACAGATATTACTGTTTGGCCTACCGTCCCTGATGTCGCCATGCGCGGCCTCGCTTAGTCTTCACCTTATTCGGTAAACGACCAAGCGCCTTTTTTCCGCGCTCTTTGTCTGCTTCCGCAAATTCTTTTGCTACTTTTGTGGGTACGCCAACCTTCTCTGCAAAGGCTTTGTTATGAGCCGCTGCGTTCATAAGTTTATGCTGAGATTGGCTTTTAGAAGGCATTACTTGCAGCCCTTTTTCTTCACCATACCACCTTTTTTAAACATGGCTGGCCCAGATCCGGTTCCAGCTTCACCCTTTTTCTTTATATTGCCAGTGATAGCCATTTTCTTATGTTGTGGAATTTTGCCCAATTTCTTTGTCATTTCTACTCTCCATTGGAAAATTAGTTCTTCCAATCCACTTGTCCCCACCAAACATTAGATTGCGGAATATTTTATAATACCCCGTTCTTCTCCAAATATCAAAGATTTGTTTATCCGCCTCTTCGTGTTTTTTGGCCTCTTTAGCCATCTGGTCTGTTTCCTTGGGGATGTAACCTACCTTTATATCGGGGGCGCGCTCCCAGAGAACCATATCCCAGGCTATCTTAATCCATGCCCATTCAAAACCTGTCGAGTATGAGTCTGGGAAGCCCCACCACCCTACACGCCTGATTAACCACCCAGGCCAGATTATTACCCCGGAGAATGGGAAGGGGTCCCTGTTGCCATCTTCACAGCCAACCACGCACTTACCACGGCAAGCATCTTTTATCTTCTGCTCCCAATTAATGGTTTCGATAATGCAGTTATCAGGGATAATCCCATAATACTCTTCCTCCGGGAAAAGCTTATAAGCCATGTTAAGAATTTCGTTTATGCCCTTAAGGTCGTTTACCCGAATGGCATCCCATCCGCTGGGGATGTTAATTCCCACATAGTCGTCAGCGCCGCCGTTAACAATAAGAAGGTTGTTACCTTCCATCGGCTCTAAATTATCAAGGGTTTGTTGGCATATGGCGCGATTGTCGCTTGAGATCATTACCCACATTACGCTACCTCTCTGCCTTCCATATAATCCAGAAAAGCACCCTTCCACGCCTTTCTTCCTATGTGAATCATGCTTTGGGTAGGATCGCACCAAACCTCTCCTCCGCACGCTCTCCATTTCCGGCAAAAACCGTAATCCTCAGACCAGAAGAAGTTATTGTCGTCTACATGGGTTTCAAAAATATTATACATTTTACGATTCAAGGAAGCATCGTTGTAAGTTTCAGGGAAGTTCTCTATCACGGTCAAGAGAGCCTTTTTGCTTATTAATAGGCAGCCAGTCCCTATATCGTTTACAGTAATCATCCCGAAGTTATCCTTAAAAGCAAAGGGAGCTTCTACATTTACGCAATAAGAAGGCGTATCCACTTTGCGCTTGCCAGCAATGCCTATAACATCATGCCCCGAAGCCAGCATTCGCAATATGCCTTGAGGATCCCAACCCATGTCGGCATCCTGAAACCAAAGATGGGTCGCCTCCGGAACATCCAGAAAGATTGAAGCAACCGCGTTTCTGGCCCTTGTAACCAAGGCATCTCCGGCTGTAATAAAAGCGAACTCCACCCCATGCCGTGTAAAAGCTGACTGCGTTTCAAGTACGCTTCGTATGTATTCCGCGCAAAAAGAATCGCCATAAGCTGGTGAGCCTATGGCGACAAACTTTCCACGCAAATCAATAGTAATATTCTCCTCACCCATTTTCTTATCCTATTTATTTAATTATATCGCAGAATACTGCGCCACTCCATAAGCCTCAGTAACGGTTTGATCTTCATCTGCTGTTGGAACAGCAATCAAAGCTATTAACTTTCTAGCTCCATTGGAAGCGGCCTGAGTAGCATAAGTGCCACGAACGTCTCCAGTAGTTGCCGTAGCTGGATCGGTTGCAACTGCAGCAGTAAAGCCAGTTACAGCCGTTATACCAGTATCCCCGAAAGTTAAGCGAACATCGCCAAAGTTATCTACTCGAACTGGAAAACCAAAGGTATCAGCCGTTCCGATTGTTACCCCCGAAGTAGTAGAAGTGTCGGTAGTAATGTTTCTAACATACCTGAATGTTTTGGTGGTGGTTACGTTAGTATTGCCGCTAGGGCCAGTAAAGGTTGCTGTAAGAGGAACTTTATAATCATCCCAACCATTAATGGTGAAGGTTGCCGTAGTCACACCAGTAATGCCAGCTACCGTTATCGCTCTTTGGCAACCAAGGTCGTAAGCAGTTACAACCCCTGTTGATGTCGATATAGTTGTTGCAGTAACGCCTATACCAGCAGCCAAGGTAAAGGTTGTGCCAGTAGCAGAAGTAGCTACAAGAGAGGTAGTGGTGGCTGTGGCTGGTGTAATAGAGTAATAGTTCATAGGAACCGTAGCAACCCCAGGCTTGCCGTTAAGCGTTCCAGGAGTCTGCCTCGTGTCAGGAGCCATTCCCGCGTTTCCTAAACGCAATACATCTGAAATCTGTGTCATTCTAATCTCCATTTAAACTTTGGGGAGGAATCACCCTCCCCTCGGTTAATTAAGCACCGGCAGAGCCGTAAATGGCACGGGCATTGGTCCAGCCAACATCGTACCTTTTTGTAGACTTGTAACGCATCGAGTCAGTATCAAAGTCACCTTCCATACCCTTCTCAAGCCCAGTACGAGTAATGAACTTAAGACCATCCGGAGCGTCAGTTTTAACAAACCAAGCTGTGGATGATGTAAGGCGGGATATTACCACGGGGTCCTCTCCGAACATCGCCATCGAATTAATCGGGTTGATGTCGTTGTTAGCTGTACCTGCTCGAAGCACAGTACGGATCAGTACCGTTGCAGTCAGCGCATTCTGAGTCGGTACTACAAGCTTCTCAGGGCGCAGCCTGATCTTCTTGCCGGTGTCGTCCACCGCAGCCATAATCTGAGTCACAATCGCCTCCAAAGAGGTTTGAGACAGAGCCGCTGCGGAACTAAGAATGTTGCTGTAAGTACCAATCCTCATCGGATGGGCGGAGTTAACGAGAGTCACTCCGTCGCCACCCACATACCCTGCGGTGAAAGCACGATTGAGAATGTTGGCTGAGTTAATCTCATCCGTTTCAATCATCGACTGAGCAAGGTGCTTGGAGTAGGTTTCGCCGATAGCGATATGGTCGCCGTCCTCTACAAGGGTTCTGGTAAGGGCAAAGCCATAACCATACCTCTTGAAGATGTAACGCTTTGTGAAAAGCGTACCGCCCTGGGTGTAATCCACTGGCTCACCATCAGGAATCTCAGGGGCAGCGCCAAATCCAAAGAGGACTGGCTCTTCCTGATACCTGCGTGGGTACTTGGATTTCTCAACAGAGAAGATGCTTTTGTATTCGTCCTTCCTCTGGTCGTATAAACCATCGAAAGCAACATTAAGTATTGGTGCAGTTATCTGCTTAAACTGCATTGAGTTCATTGGCGTAGTCATTGTTGTATCTCCCTATGCCTTAAATTGCAGCTTTGTTAGCAGTGTATTGCTGTGTAGCAATCTGCACTTCAACAACCGTGTAAGAATCACCCCACGCATTATCCACGCCAGGGTACAGATCAAGGACGCGAAGCTGTGCAGTATTTGAAGCGCCTGTAATAGTCGCATTCATTGTGCACTGGCTCCAGCCTAGATTTGTATTGCCGGATGTTGCATTAGAGATGTTTGCCTGTCCACCAATCGCGGTTTGAGCAACAGAACCATCCGCCTGAATTGCGTAGATGATCTGCTGATCGCGCGTGTAATACACCTGTGTGCTACCAGCTACATAAGTAGTGCCGGAGACATATACAGGAGACAACGTACGCTGGCCGTCGTTGGTGGTGTATTCCCAACCAAGGAACACCCCGATAAAATCATCGCCTGCTGCTGCTGGCTGAAGCTGTCCCGAACTGTTAAACTTTACTGGCTGGAAGGTAAAAATATTTGCAGTAGTGCCAGATGCAATTCCATCCGTTAGCGCTTCCTGCTGCGGTCTTTGGCCGGACTGATGCCTAATAGGAACCAAGCCGAAACCTGCTAATGTCGAAGACATTGGAGTTCTCCCCCTCAAAAATCTTGTTGATTCAAGCTGTCCTATTCAAATTTAGGAACAGCCACCCTCCTTCGGGTTTCTCCAATCGCATCTGCATCAAACTCATTACGGAACAAAGATTGCCCGGTTTTGGGATCTCTAAACTGCTCCTTCGCTTTTCCAACAGGCTCCCCTTCGTATTCCAAAGGCAAGTCATAATGATAATGTTTCATTATGCGCTGGTAGCGATCTTCGGGGATTTCATACAAGATCATCTCGTTGCACCTTACCTCTTCAACGCCAGAAGGCGACTTTAGGTAATTCTGGCCGAAGCCGTCTACATCGTTGGGATGAACCTTGGTATACCCGAACTTTTCGTAACGAGTAATGGGAGTTTGCGCATTCGTCTCCGACAGCCAAATTCTATGCCAGCCATCTTTTTTGGGAGGAACGGGGAGAATCCCGCCTTCATCAGAGCTTCTAAGGAGATTTTCAAGATCATCTCCGGCTACATCTGATGTGCGCGACTGCCTGTCTTCAGCAGTCTTTCGTGTTTTTTCTGCAGGCTGCATATTTTTCAGACGCTCATCACTCATCTGCGACTCGCTTTCTGCTCGGCAAGATAGTATGCCACAGCCTTTTTTCTATCTGGATTACTTTTATCATATCCATATCTTTCATTCAAGAGTTTTCTAAATTCAGGCGGAATGCCACCTTCGCCCGCATCCTTCTTTACTACAGTAGTCTCTTTGCCGCCCACCATCTGGTGCGGAGGCTTTTTACTTCCATTGCTCTTATACCGATGCGGAAGCTCCTCTCGAAGGCGATTGGTAAGCTCTTTCCAGAACGCCGGGGTATCTGGCTTATACCCTTCTTGCGCCAGATCGCTATCTATCTGCATGGCGATTCTGGAATCGCGGTCTTTAGAGTTAGCCCCCTGGAACCACGAGTTCTGGCTCATCCAGTCGGTGCGGAGGCGACTCAGTTTCACATCATCAACCGCTGGCGCTTGCTGGCGCTCATCTTTATTTTCCGGCGCTTCTTTAGTGGACTGGAATCTATCTTTGAAACTTTTTAAAGCGTTGTATTCAGCCTGAGCCTGAGCCTTAATGTCACGAGCCTTTTCCAGATTGGCAAAGGTCGTACCGAAAAGCTCTTCGTCCCCTGACCCGAAAGACTTTTTGATAACTTCTTGTGCCTGCTCGATATACTTAACAGCATCGTTGTATTTTTGGGCTGCTGAGTTTATTCGGGTATCAACATCATTAAGATCCCGCGCATCAATCCTTTCTGAGATTTTCCCCGCGAACTCCTGGGTAAACTCCTGCATCTTATTTACCTGATGCCGCAGGGTGGCTATTTCTTCTTGATACTGAAGTTCACGTTTGCGCTGAAACTCTTTTTTCTGACGGCGCTTTAATTGGGAGCGACTGAGCTTTCGCTCACCATCCTTTTCTTCATCAGAGCCTTCGTCTTCAGACTCTTCGTCCTCATCTTCGTTCTTTTCTTCTGAGCCTTCTTCCTCATCAGACTCTTCTTCCCCGCCTTCCGACTCTTCCTCATCTAAGTCCTTCTCCTCAAAATCTTCATCTTCTTCTTTCCCCGTCATATATACTCCTCTACATCAAGTGGATTGCCAATGATTTTTGCACGAATGTCTTTTGCACGAAGCAAAGCAAACAAGCATTTTTCTTCGGTTCCATCTTTGGTTTTGAATGTTTTGGCAATCTTCATGCTGCCGTATTTTGGGATAAGAACGTAGTCGCCTACCTCCGCCCACTGACCTTCCGGCCATACATTTAAGGTATCAGCATCCTTGAATGCCACCTTGCCTATTTTAACCACCTTGGCTATCAAAGTGTTCCACTTGTCAAAGTCCTGTGTTTCGGGAGCAAGAATAATGCTGCCAAACCTCTTTTTAGGCATTTTAATCTGGAACAAACAAAGATCGCCCGAAGGCTCTATATCTACACATACATCAGGAAAATGCTCCTGAAGCTCTGGACTATCAGCCCACGTCTCCGTCACCATCGTCTTTAACCCACCTACTATACGCGAAATTAACTAAGTTTTTCGCTTTTTTTAAACTTTGCTCCTGCCCAACCCTGTACCGATATTCAGCAAAGTCTTGAGCTGGAGATTCAGAAAAAGATTCCTGCAATACAACAATCTCCTCCTGTAGAATGGATAATATTTCATTTACCAGCGTTGTCAATGTTCTTTTCCTTTTGCATTGCAACATCAGCCGATTTCATCTCAGCTATAAGTAGATCCACAGTATTGTCCTGTGTATTAGTTTCTATGGTGGTTTGAATCTGCTTGTCCTTGAGCGCGGCGTCGGACTCATCTTTTTTGGCCTTTATCTGCTGATCCACCTGTTTGCCCTGTGCATCTATCTGGAGCTTCTGCTCTCTGGTATTCGCGTCTTTAAGAGCGGCCTGCGCAACCAAAGTAGCTGGATCCTGACCCTGTGGCTGGAAGGAAGCCATTACCTGCTGCGCCTTCTGGATAATTGGCGGAATGCCCTGAAGTGCCTGCGGAGAAGCCTCATGGAAGTATCCCGCCGCCTGAGCAAGCAGTGTATCCAGTTTATTCCCATACCCCTCTATCGAGTAGGGTAATTCTGATAAATCCATGCCAGTAGCGTTACTTACAATCTCAATCATTTTCTGCGCATACCAAAAAGCCATATGCTGCTTTAAATGCTCCAAGGCCGCTGGAATAAATACAGGAGCAATGATAGGCGACATCCCATAATTAGGGTCATCAAGGCATTTCAGCAAAACCTCTATGTGGGCCAAGTGGTCTTGGTCTGGAAATGCAAACGCTGGTTTGCCCATCATCATCTGCACATTTTCAGCCACGGGGTTCTGCGGGGTAGGCTCTGGCTGCGTGGGGATAAGCTCATCAATATTCTGCACCCGCATCGCCTCAAGCACTCGCCTGTGTACCGCCTTATGGTCGTATATCTCCGGCATGGTAGCCGCCATCTGCACAATGCCTTGGTTTTGAGCAAACCTTTGTGCCTCTGAAAAGATATGCGGGTCGCTAACTGGCATAATATCCATCGGGCCTTCATAATCTTCCCTGCGTACCAGCACCTCTCCAAACTCATCCAGAATAGTCTGGTCATCGGTATATTGGCGATTGAGCCTGTAAAGAATCTCCAGGCACTTGCGCTGTGAAGCGTGCAGCCTTGAGTGGATGGCAGAAAACACCACCATGCCGTTTTCAATGCGGGAAAGCTGTGTACCAACCGGAACCTCCGCCCCCTGGTTCCCATCCTCTTCAAGAACTGTTCTCACAACTCCACGGGCAAGCTCATCCAGCGCCCCCAAAAGTTGGAACAGCACAGGGCTGGGGGGATTGAATGGCATGGGCATCGCCACCTTGCGAATGTCATCAGTAGCCACGCCATCTATCTCGTGAATCTGCCCAATAGAAACATTTGCACTTTGACCACCCATCCTCGCTCCCTTAAGCTTGAGCATGGTAGCGGAGTTATTAATGTGAGCAGAATCAAGAAGCGCCCTTAATGCCCCGGTTGCTGCAGCAGATAGGCCACCAATGAGATGTGGAAGCCCAACGCAATAAGCACCACGCCAAGGTATAAACCCGAAATCCACGATCCAGTCGAGAGCTGCAAAAGTTTCATCGCCTTCCTCCCAGTTACGATAAACCGCCAAAACCTTCCGGGATTGAACGTCAATACTTACAATGTAAGGACATGGGCCAAACTCGTAGTTTGCGAAATCATCGTCTTCTTCAAGATAAGTATAAACCTCATAGATTTCCTTAACATCTGAATCAGACTCCTGTGCCTGATCTGACTTGCCCTCAATCTTGTTGTTCGCCAACTGAGATTCGGTCTGCTCAATAGAACTGGAACTTGATGCCTGCTCCGCCTCTTCAACGTCGCGGTACATGCTTGTTTTTACACGGCGATTAAACTCCATCTCCGTAATAACCTGCCAGTGAGTAAGGCGATCAGCCGAATACATGCTCGAAGCATTAAACGGTAGAAAAATGTTATCTATAGGAATGAAATCGCATCTTGCACGCTTCAAGCGCCTGTCCCAGTACCATTTTAGATACTGAGAGCCACCCATCGGGAGCTGAGTAAGCAACCTTTCAAGTTCTGCGCGGTACTCGACAATGGTTTTTGTAAGCTGCACATTCATATGCCTGCGGATGCGCTCGGCACGCTCTAGCCGTCCTTTGGTGGTCTGACCGACTATCGCCGTCTTAACGGGGCCTTCTGGAGGGAATATCTCCTTTATGGAGCGCGCTGCAAAGTCTACGGTGCAGGTGGTTATAACGGGGTGAGTTACCTTGCTCGCGCCTTCAAATTCTGCGCCGCCGGGGGCCTCATCGCCCATCCCCGTGCGCTTTAATCCTTCTTCCTGCTGCTGATCTCTTTTTTTCCGTGCGTCACGGTCTTTCTGAACCGCCTCGCATAGATCACTGGCTATCTTATCAAGGGTATCTTCATCCCACTTAAGGGCAAGGTTTTCATAGAAGTCAGGCGATTGTGGAGAAATTTCTTCCTCCACATCGCTATCAAGCACCTCTTCTTCTGTGCTTTCTTCTATTTCCCCATCCACAAGTGTAGAATATCACCACCAGAAGAAAAAGAAACAAAAAAACCACCTTTTAAGAAAAAGGTGGCGAATTTTCAAGCTTACCTAACAAGGGAGCTACCTATGCCCAAGGTAGAACTCCACAAAGGGTATCTTAGCATCTTAATTTGAATTATCAACCAAAATTTGCGGATAGGCTTCAATTCCTTCCGCCAGAGCAAGCCACTCCTCTTTTGTAACGTCATCCGCCCCCTCCGCAATCTGCCTCATGCGGGCAGATGGTATTTTAGTGAACACACAAAAGCTACCCCAGTCATATCCTGTCGCCTCAATAAACTCATGAATCATATCAAACTTGATCTTCATTTCTCTACCCATTCCAAAAATTTTGCCACACTGTACTTTTCTCTTACCTTGGATGTCGCTGCCACGCTTTTAGGATAGTGGGTATCCCAGTTTGCCCTAAGTGCCTTTAAAGAACTCAATAGTGACGTAACTTCACCACTTTTGAACGTTTCGTACCCCACCCCAAGTTTGCGAGCCTCCAGTTCCATCCATGTATCCTGCGGGATCAATACCGGCCTGCCGCTGGAAAGCGCCTCGATAAACACTCCAGATATATGATTCCTGTAATATCCCGCATCATACGGCAGAATAACCGCATCCATACGAGCAAGGGCATTTTTGTATTGCGCCTTGTCGATCTCACCGTAAATCGGCTCTACGTTAGGGGGAAGCTTATCTGTTTTGGGGTTAATCTGAGCCAGATACAACCCTTCTGGGTCGAGAGAAGCCGCCTCCATCAGTAACGGCAATCCCTTTACGCCTGTAGAATGCCCTAAATACCCGAAAAACGCGCTTTTGGCCTCAACAGACTCTTTCGGCTCGGTGGAAGTGGCGGGGAAAGCAGGGCAAATACTGCCTTGCACCTGAATAGCGCCCAAATCTCCCAAGGTCCACTCGGTTTGCACCCCAAAGGTGACCTCTCCGCCCCATCTATTGAGATGCGCCACAGCCTTTCTGAATAAATAAGCATTTGTAGTGGGGTTTCCCTGATTATCACGGATCCCCGGAAGCCCGATGATGAGCTTCAACTTGACCTTAAGCGCCTTCCTGCGGAGATATTGCGCCAAACCGTATAAAATAGCCGGGGTTACCGTATGAACCAGTACCACATCGCCATCAGCAAGGCCCACTCCATCCAAATCTTCATAAAAAGTCTCGTTGTTGCGTAAAAAACTGTCCAGCCAAGCTAACTGGGGATCTGCCGAATGCTGTATGTATGTCCAGTCGGTGAAAGCTCCGGTAGTCCACCCCTCAGCCACGATCTCCGGGCTTACATTCTTAAAGGCGTAGACATGAATGTCCTTGTTTTCCTGCCAAAGCTGCCGGTTAAAAGAATAATGGTGGCCTGCTTTAGAAATAAGGCCGTTATCTAGGATTTTGATTGTCATTTGTATTCCTCTTTTAGTGTGCCATTCGTATAATACATCCCTGTTTTTGCTAACGCCTCCCGCGCTGCGTCGGCACTTTGGGTGGCCGCCAGCGTGTATTCTTCTGCGATTTTTTTAAACCTAACCAAATCCTCTTCAAACTGCATACGGATTTGTACTTCCTTCCTTTTCCCACGGTTCGTATAAATCTTCTTCTTCCCCATACGGTACAGATTCTCCCTCCAAAAGACGCATATCCTTTAAGACTAATAAAGTCTGAGTCATTGTGTCGTGCATATCGTCGTGTCGTCCATTGGGAAACATAGCAACCTGATCTACAAAAGGCTCTACCCACGTTCTCACTCTGCCGCGTCGCTCTTCTTTATCGCTTTCTGGCAAATAAATTAAGCCATTCTGGATTAAGTGAGAAACCATATGAGTACGCTGAATCTTGTCTGCTTTTCCTGGGTTGTAAAGCTTAACAGGCAGCCCTGCTAAAGCCATATCTGTTTTTAAAATGGGGCCGCTGGCTTTGTTTTCAATCAAAACCATATCTATTGCGCGGGGGGGATCTCCGTATAAAGAGCTTGCCTCTTCAATAGCTCTGCGCCTTAAGGAGGGATAATCTAACCAATCTTCCCAACAATCCAGCAACATCGCGCACCATTTTCCCTCTGAGGGAAATATGCCCCAAGTAGTGCAAGCACTAGGATCATTCAATGCCGCCTCAGTAAATGCCGTATCATAGCTTTGCACTATGTATTCAAAAGCTGGGAAGGGTTTTTGAGCGGGCCATAGCTTAAACCAATCTCTTTTTATAATGCCACCTTCGGCGGGGGCAGGCCTTTGCTGAAGCTGCCCGGCCACAGCCATCTCCGATTTGAGAGCCTTTTTTAAAGCCTTCATCTCAGGTATCCCCATTCGCTCAGGCCACAAAAGCTCTCCCGCCTTCGTTCTTGGGTCTTCCCAAGGCTTGCCCTTCGTAGACGGCAGCGCCACAGTCCTACATCTTCTTTCAGGCTCAAACTCAAATGGAAGGCAAAGATGTATCCAGTCCTCCTTCTCATTGGCGAGTATGTGACCCGAAATATCCTCTTCACCTGCACGCTGCTGGATTACTATTTTGCGTCCAGTCTTGGGATCATTCATACGAGTCGAAAAAACCTGGGTAAACCATTCAATAGCTGACTTAAAGGATGTTTCAGAACGCTCATCACGGATGTTGTTAGGGTCATCGCAAATCAGGAAGTCTCCACCCTCTCCAGTTAGAGTGCCGTCCACAGAAGTTGCTATGCGATAACCAAGCCTCGTATTATCAAATCGTATCTTTGTGCTTTGATCCCCCTGAAGTTGGAACTGAGAACCCCACCGCGATTGATACCAAGGGCTTTCAATAACGCGGCGGCATCGCACGCTATCTCGCATGGAAAGATTTAAGGCATAACTTACATATAGAAATTGCAACGAAGGATTCTGCAGCCATACCCACGCCGGAAACATTACAGACACAAGGGTTGACTTGCAAAATCTTGGCGGAACGTTCACCAAAAGGTTTCTTATTTCCCCTCGGTAAGTTGCCTCCAGATGCTCTGCAATACACCCCAAATGCCAGCCATCCACGAACTCACGCCCCCCTTCAACCCAAGGCCAAGCCTGCTTGACGAACTCATGCAGACTCCTCGCCGCTGCGCGCCTCTCCAGCAGCTCGGCTGCGACTTCATCAAGATTGTACTGGTTCGGCTGCAAACTTCTCCTGCTCCTTTAGTATCTTTTCCCATCCGCCTATCCGCTCTATCTCATCAAAGGTTTCGGTGCGGTGAGGCAACCCGTTTTCCCCATTGCAATTGAAGCTTCTGGTAACAAGATAACTCCTCTCCCCATCCCCCATATAAGAGTAGGTACACCCCGGATGGTGCATACTTTTAACCCACTCGTTATTCATCACCGCCACCTGTATGTCTTTGCCGATTATGTAGTCTCTTTTTCTACCCATGCCTCTAACCCCCATCCATCAAATTTATAAACAGGACGCAACCTCCCTAAATCCTTCCATCCCTTGAAAACCTCTTTTGCCGTGTTTGCCCAGTTAACAATAATATCAGGATCAAAGGTATCGGTATCCCAAACATTGAATATCGAAATCTTCTGAAATGGCCCCTCAGTTACCATTCCAAGCCCCCCGTCAATGGCATTGGAAGCCATATTAGCCATAGCCTCCACGTGATCCTTAATAAAGCACCAATCGGCGTTATCAAGTTTCTTCGGCCTGTATTTCGCACCCTCGCACCAGTATGAAAACTGGTTATCACTGCGCTCAATCAGGAATATCGAGTTCCCAAACTGTGCCAGCCCCCGGAAATATTCATCCAGAAACCACTCGCCCCTGGTCCACACAACGTCCACCCACTGCTCAACCATAAATCTGTGGTCTAAAAAGTATTCGTAGTCAGTTCTGGCTGTCCGAGCCGTTACAAACTCAAAATTTCTCTTAGCTGCCTGCTCGATTAGTCCCAAGTTATCCCCCCGCCATATAAAAAATTACCCAAAATCATTTCTGCCGCCTGTAAAAAGGTGTTCTCAGGGTCTTTCTCCAGCCGAGCGCGAGCAATATCCAGATTCCCCTTGAGAGCATCAGCCTGATACAGATCCACCCCTAATTTTTGTAGCCTTTTCACAAACTCCGCCCGCTCCTTTCTATCAAAGGCATATGCAACCAAATATTCACTGACCTCACTAAACTCCGGAGATTCCCACCCTAGAGCCTCCATAGCAGCCTCAGATGGCTTACCCCCTCTTTTAAGCTCGGTGAGAGCCTTTTTTAACTTTATATACTCATCCTTATACCCACCGGCCCTCTCCAGATAAGTTATGCGCGCTCGCAGATTATGATTTTCTTTTTCTGCTTCCGCCTTTTGCTTTCTTACTTTATCCAACTCTAATTGGAGGCCAGAGGCGGAATCGAACCGCTGTAAAGGGTTTTGCAGACCCTTTTTGTCACCAGACAACCCCCGGCCATCATTCACTTCAACAAATCCTCAAATTGCCTTTCAATCATCAGCCTCTGCTTTTCTACAAGCCCCTCTACAATATATTTAATTATCTGCTCTAAATGGGCCTTGGGGATGTCTCCAACGATACCGCGCTCAATGCACTTACGCTGCAGTTCATATAAATTCACTTTAATAAATCCTTTCTTCCAGCTTTCTCCAGTATCGCCAGTAAATCATCATCCGACATATCCTTGATGCTCTTGTTATGCACCACCTCCACTTTCGTAGTTCGTAACCCCAAAACATCCGTCTTGAGCTTAATCGCGTTCAAAGCCTCGCTGTACCTGTTCTCTCCCCGCGCCAAATCCTGTATTTCCTGTATCTCTGCCAGCACAACATCCTTATCCAGTGCCACTACAGGGGTTTCCATCGGCGCTGCGGACTCTATAGCCGCACGGATGTCCTCCCGCATAAGAAGGCTCTCAGCGATCTTATCCGGTCCCCTTCCGTCGCGTATCCCGGAATGAACCACGGCAAGCGCCGCATTCCCTGTCTTCAGGAACTCCGATACAAACTTTTGCTCAAGGGGTGATAGCACGCCTCTCTCCCCTCTTGAAACCAATATAATCCCGCATAGCAAAAATCCTTTCTTCCTTTGTAAGAGATGCCCGAATGCTCTTTATCCGGTTGCAGAAAAGACAGTGCCGATAAACTCTCTTTCCATCCAACTGCTGCCGTATCAGGCATAGTCTGCATTTAGGGGATGGCTTCTTCTTTGACATCAGGCATCCTCGTCTAATTCTACATTGCCCCGCAGGGTTGGGGGGGTGTGACTTCTGCCCAGATACGCCTCAAACGCCTCTATCGCTATCCGCACCTTCGGTTTTCCAGCCTTCTTTGCCGCCTCGGTTATCCTAAGCGCCAAATCCTGCGGCAAATGAAAGTTCACCAGCGTAGATGTGTATGGGTTTTTAGCCTTCGCCATAATCCCCCGCCAGCATCTTGTGTGCAAATTTTTGTGCCAGAAAAAGCGACATCGTACTGTCAGGGTTATTCGCATAAGCCTCAAAGACACCATCCTTATCAAGGGCGATAACCAGCGCGCTTTCAACATTATCCCAGTCGATGTTATCCCGCAGGCGCGTTGCCGGTAAGGGCAACGAAGTCATCCCGCTGAAGTAAATTACGTTGTTTGGTTTTTCGCTCAATCCAACCTCCTTATTCGTATTCCTTTTTTAGTTATAATCAGCTCCATCCGTGCCTCGTAGCCTTCTTGCTGTATTCTCTGGCGGGTAGCGATGTCGGTAATGTAGGTGAGGGCATCAGGTATGGGTATGGTGTAGTTTGTAGGAAACGCACCCGCAGCCACTATGTTCTCAATCGCACACTCAAGAGTTTCTAAGGTGAGGTCGGTCATTGCAGCACTCCCGCATTTTTGCACATTCGTACTAAATCAATATTGTATTCTTTACTTCTAACAATAACCATCTGCTTGCCATACACCAAAGCCACAATTACAGGCCGGTGTTTTGTTTCTAACTCCCAAGCCAAAGATGTAATCTCCTTCAGGGTCAAAACAACTCCTCCTGACGCAGATTCTTCAAATAAGTATTCAGTATCTGCAAAGCTTCGCGCTCCTTGTCGATTCCATCCTTGTCAATCAAAGCCACAGCCTTCTTCAACACCTTCACATCATATCCATCACCCTTCAATTGCTTCCAGATGTCCTCAATATGCGCCCGCTCGTCCTTGATCCGGGTCATCGCATCCAGTATTTGCTCTACTTTGTCGTTAAGGATGTTGCTCATATTTATACCCCAATAGATTACATAAATGTTGCGCATCTTTCCCAGCGCACTCTCGAAAAACCCCAAGAATAAATTGAACCAAGGCTAGTACGTCAGGTAGAGGCAACGGGAGAGCACCCCCCTCATAAAAACGCATAACCCTCAGCACGCAATACTCCATCAGGAGGGAGTTCAAATCTTTTTGTTCACTAAGGATGTTGCTCACTGAAATCCTCCAATGCTTTTTGTTTTTGGGCTGGGACATCATTGCTGGCATCTTGCTCACCGCGCCTCAATCTTCGGAGAGGCACACCGTGCTTTTTGCAAAGTCTGCGAAAATAATTGTACTCATACCCCATACTTTCCGCTGCCTTCAACGGCGCTCCGTCAGCCTGAGCTACGCAGTCTCTAATGCGAGTGGTAAACAGGTTAAACTCAACGAACTTCTCTGCCTCCTCTACCGCAGGGGCCGATGCACCAAAACCCTTTGAAAACAACTCCCTTCGGCTCTCCTCATCAATGTGCGCCAATAGACCAAAAGATGCGACAGCCGCATCACCGGGATTCTCAATAAACTTCACGGCTCTTCCTTTCCTTTTTGCGTTGCTCATTTTCAATTTCTTTGAGTTTTTTCAGGCGCATTTGGGGCGGGAGGGACTCAAGCATTTTTTTTGTATTTTCGTCCAGGGTGGCCCATATGCCCAGCGATTCATTCATCTTACACCCCTCTCTTCCAATTAACCAAAGCTGGCGCGGATTTCCAAACCCTGAAGGGTATCGTATCAATCTTAAACTCAGCCCGCTCCTTCAAATAAGCCTCTACAGCCTCTTTGATTAAGCCGTAATAAAATCCCGCCAAGGTGCGGTCACCTCTAGCTAAAGCTATGCAATCAAGGGCGTGTTTCTGCTCGTCGGTAATCATCCCAACATATTAGCAATTAAATCTGTATTTGCAAGCAGATTGGACTCGGTTATCCAGAAGAAATTTTTATCCCCTCAAATTCGCAGTATCGTATCGCTGCCTCCCGCGCTTGCTCATTCACAGGATAATCCTTCGGGTCCGCCTCGCCGTCCGCAGTGATAACCCTGGTATTGGTCAGGCGGGCAGTCTCGATGGCGGTCATGAAGAGGATGTTCACCAGTAATAAACCGTAGGTCTGCTATTGCCCAAAGGAAACACAACAGTATCCGCATCCTCCCCTTGCTTTATCTCGTGGCAAAGCCGATGGCTCTCCCTGCGGCGGGGTCTTGTATGGTGCATGATATTCCACCATGCAGGGCAGCCACCAGGAAACTGGCCTTCGGATCTACCCTTCGTGCGTGGGCGCTTGCGTTTGTAGTTGGACATATAACCCCCTATATAGGCACAAATATATCACCGGTATCAGAGGGAAGCGGGATTGCCTCGTTATTGCGCAATCTGGATGCAATGGCCTCTTTAATCGCCTTGGAACCCCAATAACTCGCCTCAGGCTTCGTCGCCCCGTAAGTGGTAACCTCTGGAAAATCCGGGGAAGTAACCAACCAGGTGTCGTTGTCATCCTTCAAGAGCGTAAGCGGGTATAATTTCATCTCATCCTCCAAAGTTGTTGCCTACGCCTATACCGAAAAAGCACAATACCAGCTCAAAATATATCATAGGCGGCTATGGTTGTTAAGGGACACTCATAGCCTGTCCCGAAAGAGTATTATAATGTGCTTGCAAGAAGAATCAATTTATTTTTCTAAAGCCTAGCATTTCCATTTCCGCAAAGCTTTGTTTATCCTCGAATCGGGATCATTGGCTGTGGCTGCGCTTGTATTCTTCTTTTTCATTCCGCCCATCCTCGCGCAAAAAGACCTCTTTCGCGCACCGCCCTCCGGCTGGGGAGCCTTTAATCCGGGTTTATCAGGATTGGCCTTGTTGTATGAAGCCCGCCCCTTCGCGTTCAAGCCGCCTTCAGGGTTCTTACCCTCTTTACGTTGCCATGCCGGGGATCTCTTTTTCGCCATAAGGGGAGTATGACAGTTTTTTGGAAGAGATCAAGGGGGTATAGGCTTGATTGTATTTGCAAGCAAGATCAATGTTTTTTTGTGGGAAAATTAAAGACCTTAAGCCCCAGCCACCCCTCACCAAAATCAGGGGGGTAGGGTCGGCGCGTTTCCGCCATCTACAGGAACGCCCGCCGGCGCATAGGCATATGCACGCGCACTGGCGCACGCAGGCACGCATAGCAAGACTTATGCCAAGTTACCTGTTCAAGTTATGTTAAAAACTCATAGCACACTTGCAAAGGTTGCAATGGCAATTAGTTGCATAACGTGGGATATTGAATCACCAACACAGGAGAAAAGGCCAATGCAAGACGAAATTATAGACTACCTGGTAGATGAAGAGTTCGACAGCTTCGATCTGGCGGACATTGTTAACCCTGAAAGCGAGGAGATTGAATCATGGAATTAGACGCGCTTTCCGCAGCTTACGGCGCTGTTTGTGCCAGTGCGATATGGCTGATTGTTCTGGCTTATTGGAAGTCAAGCATATGGAGCTAGAGCAACTCATAGAAAAGGATGGCCTTCATGTTGTGCTGGCAGAGCTTAAGCGCATAGCATGGGAGCGCATGGTTAGATGCGACACGGCGGCGGAATCTATGCTGTATGCGCGTATCGCTGTAAGCCTTGAGGATATACTGGGAGCTTAACTTGTGTTGCGCCTGGCAACGGGTGCAATGCTGGTTAAACTTAAGGAGATAGAAAGATGAAAACCATTACAGTCTATAACTACAATCCCCAAAAGCCTCAATGGTATAAATCAACGGGCTATATGGAGTTTGATGCACAAATTAATCACCATAACGCTATCGAATTTAATGCGAATGGTTGGGAAGCAGCTTTGAAAATCGCCAAGCAATACGGCGCATATAAATTAACGCAGTTTGCAAAAGCGCGCATCATGCGGAGCGAATACATATGAACACCGTATCAGCAGCTTACATCATGGGTATAAAAGAGGGTAGGAAGCTATTACAGAGCAATCCTGACTTCACCCGTGAGGATATACAGGTGATTATCTCCAACATCAAAAGTACGCTGCGGGGGTTTTCCGGTGACGTTGCGGAAATACTCAGGGGCGAAAGAGACTTTTGGATCAACCAACTTAAGCAAAAGGATTGAATATATGACTTACATTTACGAAAGAGTGTCAAGCGGAGACTTCAGCAAGGAATATGGTACGGATTATGAATCATGGGACGATGTATCCGAAGAAACAACCGTGATCGAACACTCTAACGGCGCTGCAATCGTACAGGCGCATTAACCAACCATGCCTATCCGTTTAACACCCAACCAGACTAGGGATTGATTATGTACTACTACATAGCAATGCATGATGCCGGGCGCAGCGTCCTAATCGCTGGCCCGTATGACACGGAGGAAGCGGCAGAGTCATCCCGCCGCGCTGCTGAGGCCAAAGCGCATGAGTATGACGCTAAATCATGGTTTTACACTTCGTCACTGGCGAAGTCGGAATCCGTAATGAAAACCGCTTTTGGGAGGGTCTGAGTATGTATCTCACTAAGCCTACCATCAAAGAGCGTTATAACTGGGGTTATCAAGACGGTAAGAATGCCGGAGAGCGCGGCCATCCGTTTCGCCCGGCAGGTATATTAAAGCAAAGTACAGCCAAGCATTTTGACGCTAAGTACCAGGAAGGTTATGAGGCGGGATATTGGCCAGCGCATGACGAAAGGAGAAAACGGCCATGACTGATGAGCAAAAAGCCTTCGAGCAATGGTATATGACGGAAAATCCTCTTAATTCCATTGAGAAGACTCCGCATGGATTGAAACAATATCCTGATAATGGAGATATTTACTGCAAACCGGCTACTCGCAGAGCATGGGCCGCTTGGAAAGCTGGCGCTGCATATCGCTCTACCGGTAAATTTCCTGTGGAATTAGCCATTGTCACGATTGACGTTCGACCTCCTATACCGTCCCGCAGTTTCGATTTCTGCGCCTATTACAAAGGAGAGGAAGAAACCGGACATTATGGATGGGGAGAAACTGTTGATACCGCAATCAAAGACCTAATTCAGCGCTATGGAGATGAATAACATGACCGTTGCTACCATTATAAACCTACTCCGCAACAGTGACCGCCCGACGACCCATTGTAAGTTAATGGACGATGCCGCTAATGCGCTTTCTCGCTTGGAGAAGCGCGAGGAACGGGCGCGGGGATTACTGTTCGATGCCTTGCATGTGCTTAACGCCCACAGTGTTGGCTACAAGACGCAGGAAGCGATTGAGCGATTCTTGGAAATTGGGAGGGAAAAGGAATGACACAACATCTATCCCCAATGGGTAACAACCGGATAGGCATGAACCAAACAACAAAAGGACGAAACACAATGACACAACAAAAACACACGCCCGAGATGTCAATACAATATATAGGAGGTTATTACGCTGTGATTGATAAGAATGGAAACTTTTATGCAAAAACATGCTTGAGCACCAATGCCCGCCTTATAGCAGCCGCGCCGGAGTTGCTGGAGGCTTTGCAAGACCTTGTTAGGTTCTGTTCCGATATGGAGAATTGCGACCTTACTAAACACCGTGCAGTCATAGCCGAAGCAACGGGTACTCCCCTATGATCTACGCCCTTGTTGCCCTCAAGCTCATATTCCTGCTTATCCTATCGAGGCAAAGTTAGCCCCCTTACCGGGGCTTTCTTTTTTTAAAACTGGTATTTCTTGTAAACCCCTCCGGTTCAATCTCGGTTGAGTATCTCATCATATCCAGCGCAAGCCTAAGCATTTCGCGGCCTTGCTCGTATAGCTTGCTGACGTTATCTATCTCCCTGGCGCGCCCCGTGCTGCCCGGAGTCATTGTATCTGCTGTTTGCAACATAAACCCTGCCGTTTCCATAATCTGCTTTGTTGCCCCCCCTAAAGATTCAGATAAATATTCCGCCCTCCTCTGCTGACGCACAAGGATCTTTTCGTCCTCCGATAATTCTTGCAAATACCCCATTTTGAACAATCTAGCATATCTGCCCCTTTCCGTCAATTTGCACTTTTTTTGTAATAGAAATTATACACCATTAAGCTTAACGCTCAAATCAAGCCTACTCCTACTCTCTATAAGGAAAAAAAATCAAAAAATGATATATGATATATAT